GAATCAGGCTATGACTACAGCTTTAATATACGGCGACACTTCCACCGACCCTGAGAAGTTTGTTGGATTAGCTCCAAGATATTATCAGATTGATGGTGGACTTTCAGTTACCGCAGGAAATGTTATTGACGCTGGCGGCGGAACTAATTCTACTTCCATCTGGTTAGTAGGTTGGTCAACCGACAGTATCCATGGTATTTTCCCCAAAGGTTCTAAAGCAGGGTTGTCAATGAATGACCTTGGCGAACACACTATCTATGACTCCCAGACTCCGGCTGGCAGGTATCAGGCTTACAGGACTCATTACCAGTGGAAAGTAGGATTAGCAGTAAGAGACTGGCGTTATGTAGTCCGTATTGCTAACGTAGGAACGGTTGCTCTTGAAACAGCAGGCGACACTTCCGACACATCAGCTAACATAATCAAGTACATGTCTCAGGCTTTGGATAAATTACCTCCTTCAGGTAATGTCCGCCCTGTGTTCTACATGAACCAGAGAGTCAGAGCTATGTTGCGAGTGAAGATGTTAAGCAAGTCCAATGCGTTTATCACCCTTGAAAACTTACAAGGCCCAAGCATTTCCAGACCGACATTGAACTTTATGGGAGTTCCTTGCAGACGAGTCGATGGTATAACTAATACCGAAACAGCCTTGACTACAACTACCTAAGGTTTAAACAATGGGGCTTTGTATAGTAACTAAGTAATCCTAAAAGGAGAAGATTATGTATATAGACAGCAATTTAATATTTAGTGATGCTCAATCCATCACTACAACCGGTTCTTCAACATACTATGTTGATATGTTGAGTACTGGTTTTGGTCACAACGATGAACTGTATATCCAGTTCTTAGTTGACACAGCTTTCACTATCACATCAGGAGCTAGTATTACTATGGCTTTGATGATGGCTAATGAAACGACATTCGCTAGTAACGCAGTAGTGGCTACTAAGAATCTTTTGTGGGATTCTACGACAGCGACTGCCGGTTATGTCTTGTGGACAGCTCATATCGGGCCGGACATCTACAAGCCGGGTTCTATTTCAGGGACTGACTCACCGTTTAGGTATCTGTATGTTCAATACACTTTAGCAGACAAAGTAGCTGCAGGCAAAATTGACGCTAGAATGGTAAAAGACATCGACATGACCATGGACAAAGTGAAGTAAACAACTTGTAGAGGGTGGGGACACTCACCCTCTACATTCTTTAAAAGGAGTAACCAATGGCAAAAAGGAATTTTTCTTCAACAGACCTATGGGAGTTTTTGAACTACTCATGGCCTTATGTTGGAAGGCAAGCATTGACTACATCAGGCACTGCCGGAGCAGGGGTATTTGATAATATCGTAGCCTACACCGACATCAAAGCAACCGATGTTGTTACTTGCCAACTACAGTCATGTGCGACTATTAACTGTTATATCAAATGGGTCACCATAACAGCCGGGACAGGCTTTACAGTCTATACCAATGAAAGCTCACCGGGTTCATTATGTTATGTAGTCCATCGTAACAATTCGTAAGGAGGCATTATGTTCGTAACTCAACTTATGTTCAGCGATACCTGTTCACATCTTGTCAGCTTGGCACGGTTTATGGAACAGGTTTAAGGAGAAAGTATGGCATATGATTTTAATACGCCAGACCAAAACGCTATGCTAAATTCGGCGTTTAATGCGTCAACCGGGCATTACCACGATGGCACAAGTTCTCGCTATGTGCCATATCATGTATTGGCGGCAGGCAAGCAAGCTATTACGTCCACTACAACTACTGTCGGAGTATTTGACGTGATAGTGGCTCTAGCGTCTATTGAGGCGGCAGATGTGGTATTGGCTCAGGTCATAGCTTCGACTACAGCATCAGTATATGTTACACGTTCAGCTATAACCGCAGGAGTAGGCTTCTCAGCTTACACTAATGCGGCTACTATCGGCTCAATAAGTTATGTAGTGTTTAAAAGCACATAAGGAGAACGGCATAGGGGTAAAACCCTATGCCTTCCTTAAAATTTGGAGGAGTATTTTGGCAACCCAAGTAGAAATAATCAATTTAGCTCTAGGGCATATAGCAGTAGCACCTATTGTTACGACAACTGAGGCGACTGTTGCCGCTAAGGCTGTCATGCGTGTCTGGGACACCTCAAGGAAAGAATGTTTGCGTAGTCACGATTGGCCATTCGGTACAGTTGTGACTACGCTTACTTTAAACACTACTTACGCAACGCTAACGACCAGCGGATTATATGCCGGGGAGTTTATATACGCTTATGATTATCCAAGTAACTGCGTTGCTATGTGGGTTGTCTATAATGAGAATGTAGTTGATAAGACAAAGGGTGATGATTTTAGAGTATTATACGATCCGACTAATTCTCAAAGAGTAATACTGACAGACGCCATAGACGCTCTTTGTGAATATACTTTTGACGTTACCGACACTTCGTTCTTTGACGCAAGCTTTGTCAAGATGTTTTCGTATAAGATAGCGGCTGATGTATGTTTGGAATTAACAGGTAACTATGAACTGGCTAATAATATGTTGAATGAATATAAGTTTTTATCAAGTGAAGCCGAAAGGTCTAGTGCGTTAGAAAACAATCCTAACCATATCAAAGAAGGAACATCGTCTTTCATAGACGCAAGAGGCGGTTCAGATGAGTCTTTGGATTACTTTGACCCTAACAACACGCACCCTAACGGATAATAAATGGCTCAACCAATACATACAATAAAGCCTAGCTTCTCAGGTGGAGAGTTTGCTCCATCGTTATTTGCTAGAACTGATATTCAAAAGTACGGAACAGGAGCAAGAAAACTACGCAACTTTTTTGTCCATCCTCATGGCGGTATATCTAATCGCCCCGGTCTTCACTATGTAGCCACATCGAAAAAAAATAACTCTAAAGTCAGAGTAGTTGATTTTCAATTCTCCACTACGGAGAATTTTATAATAGAGTTTGGCGATTACTACTGCCGCTTCTATACCAATAATGGTCAGATAATAAAGAGTCAAGGAACTACTTGGGCTACTGCTACAGTCTATGTTTTAAACGATATAACAAACGCCTCAAGTAATATTTACAGATGTATTCAAGCCTGCACATCAGGCACAGGCTCTATTGCCGCTGATGTAGCATTAGGCAAGTTTACAGTTGATATAAATACTTGGGCTGTAGGACAGACCTACGCAACCGGAACATATCTTTATTATACCAACGGCACAGCGGCGGCGGCAATATACTTTACCGCTCAAAATCATACCTCAGCGACATTCACTGTTGACCTAGCGGCTGGTAAAGTAATAGCCCAGACTATTTATGAAGTGCCGACTCCTTACGATGAGAATGACCTTGCTGACCTAAGATTTGCTCAGTCAGCGGATATTTTATATATAGTCCACCCCGACTTTGCACCAAGAGAATTGATACGCTCTTATGATACTGTTTGGACATTAGGTTCTTATGCTAATGAAAACGGCCCATTTAGATTAGCCAATGATACAACAACCACAATGAAGTCATCGCTAACAAGCGGCACAGGGACACTGACCGCTTCAGCCGCTTACTTTGACCCTTTACACGTAGGCTCGTTATTTGAGCTTACCCATTATATATCCGGTCAAGCAATATCCCAATCATTTGAAGCTGCTGGGACAACCTCATATGTAGCTTGTGGAGGCACATGGCGGCTTATCTCCCATGGCACTTGGTCAGGAACATTCAAAGTCCAGAAGTCCGAGGACGCAACGACTTGGACAGACCTAAGACAATTCAGCAGTACTGCCGGAGACCTTAATGTCAATACCTTTGGCACTGAGGATATGTCTGACGGAGCTTTGCCCTTTTATATCCGGCTCAATATGCAGACACAAACAGCAGGCACAGCTAACATAGATCTAAGCTCAGACCCTTTCTATCATCTGGGAATAGTAGAAGTAACAGGCTATACCTCGACTACGGTTGTAAATGCCGAAGTCCAAAGAAGGCTAGGCTCAACAGCAACTACGACTAACTGGGCTGAAGGGTCATGGAGCGATTATAGAAAGTACCCAAAGACGGTTGCTTTCTCCCAAGATAGGCTAGTGACTGGCGGCTCTTACAGTGAGCCACAGACTATATGGATGACTCAATCAGGAAATTATTACGACTATTTTAGGAACAGTCCATTAGTAGATTCCGATGGAATAAGTATAAACTTGCCTAGCCAAAAGCTAAATACTATAAACGGTCTAGTACCACTTCTTCAACTCTTAGCCTTATCAACAGGAGCAGAGTGGAGCGTAGGAGCTTCAGGTAATGAGATACTATCACCTACGACAGTAAACACCCAATTAAACAGTAGCACAGGCTCAAGCGGTGTCCAGCCGGTGGTAATAGTCAACCGGGCTATCTATGTCCAGTCAAGAGGAAATGTAATAAGGGATTTAGGCTATGACTTATTCTCTAATACATTTTCAGGCGGCAATCTAAGTATCTTAGCTAATCATCTATTTACAAATTACAGTATAGTCGATATGGCTTACCAGCAAGACCCGGACTCTTTAGTCTTTGCAGTAAGAAATGATGGCACTATGTTGTGCATGACATACATGAGAGAGCAAGAGGTATTGGCTTGGACTTGGTGGGATACTAACGATGGTGATGACTTATTTGAATCGGTAGCAGTCATCCCGGCTACTGGTTACAACCAAGTCTGGGTAGTAGTCAATAGAGGTGGACAAAGATACATAGAATATTTTGACCAAAGAGGAGCTTCTGAGTTAATAGAAGACCAGTTCTTTGTAGACTGCGGGATTACTTACGACCAGACTACTGCTGTAGAGACATACACAAAGCTCTTAATGCACAACGACACGTCAGCATTTGCCGATGTTAAAAGTCATGGCGTGACTGTCAGTTCTGTTGTATTCAATAACACCGCTGAGAAGTTTGGAGCTGGCTGTGCTGAGTATAACGGATATACTTCTAGTCTAAGAATAAACGACTCAGCAGACTTTACCATAGGCACAGGAAACTTCTGTCTAGAGTTTTGGGCTTCATTTGATAGATTGGCAAAAATAGAATATCTTTTTGGTCAATATAATTCTACGATCACTTACTCAGCTTTCTTTAAAGATGAGACAGACAAGTTAGGAATGTCTTTTGTGTCAGCCGGGACAACTCAGGCTGACTATATTACCTCAGCCAGTTACGTCTTTAATACCGGGCAGATGTATCATCTTATGTTTGAGAGAAATGGAAGTAACGCATTAGTATTTATAAATGGTGTTTCTCAGCCTTTGATAACATTGACTACATTTGGAACTAATGACTTGGCTAATATAGCAGGTGTCTTGAGTATAGGTAAAATGGTCTAAGGAGGACTATGGCAAATAAACAACACAAAGATTTAACTGGGACTGATTTACATATTATGCTTGGAACATGGGAAGATAAGACTTCCAGTTATGGAGCACAACAAGCAACAACTGACGGACTTGTTGTAGCAAACTGCAATTTCAATGCAACATCAGGTTATCTTTATTTTTATACTGATGCGACCTCTAACCCTACTACAAAGATTCAGGAAGTATTAGCTCCAGCACTTAGTGGGACAGATATATTAGGATTCACTTGTCCAGTTAAGAAAAATGATTATTGGAAGATAACAGTCAGCGGTGGAGTTACTATGTTATCTTGTTACTGGATACCAATAGGAAGTTAAATATGTCAGATAAATTACACAAAGATTTTATTGGGACTGACCTACATTCTATGTTTGGGGCGTTTGTAGAGAAGACAAGTCTTGGTGCTCAACAAGCGGCAACTGATGGATTGGTGTCAATTACAGGAAAGTTTGGTATTATATCCATATCAGCAACAGGTGGGACTGAAGTAACTGTCTCTAGTCAAAGGGGGATATATAGTGGATATAAATATCATACATTTACTTCTGGTGGTAATTTTGTAGTTACAGCTGGCGGTTATGTCCAAGTCTTAGTCGTTGCCGGTGGCGGTTCAGGAAATACACTTGGTGGTGGCGGATCTGGTGGAGTTGTCTATCACGCTTCAAAGGCGGTAACAGCAGGAACGTATTCAATTACAATCGGTGCTGGTGGTCTATCCGCAACCGGCGGTGGTGAAGGTCAAGACGGCGGCAATTCAGTCTTTGATGATATAACTGCCGTAGGTGGCGGTCATGGTCAATATAAAAATACTGGCACTGACGGCGGTTCAGGTGCAGGTGGTTCAGCTACAGCCGATGGATTAGCCAATCCAGGAGCTGGAACTCAAGCCGATTCAGGCGGTGGCACAGGGTATGGCGAAAATGGTGGAACTGGCTGGACTTCAACAAACCCTGCCGGTGGCGGCGGTGGTGGTGCTTCTGCCGTTGGCGGCAATGCCGCTTCCAGCGCTGGTGGAACTGGCGGAGCTGGTATAAATATAGCCACTATAGACGCTACAACCTATGCCGGCGGTGGCGGCGGTGGTGGTAGTGCCTCTGGAGGGGCAGGTGGGGCTGGCGGCGGTGGTCAAGGCGGAAAGACTACCGATGGCGTGGATTGTGCGGCTAATACAGGTTCAGGCGGCGGTGGCACTGTCGATGGAAAAAATGGCGGTGACGGCGGCTCAGGAATAGTAATAATCAAATATTCCACATATACTGCTCTAACCGCAGAAAGTCTTGAGATTTATACTGACTCAGCGGCCGACCCTACTACTATAAGAAGGAAAGTAGTAACCTCTGCCGCTAGTGATACAGTTAACCACGGTGTTTTATGCCCGGTTAAAAAGGGTGATTATTGGAAAATAGTATCTACCTGTACTCTTGGCACTTGTTACTGGATACCAATAGGAAGCTAAAATGATAACATTTACAACTCAAGCAATAGACAATCTATCAAACACTTTAATCAGTGAAGACGGTTCTACAGTAGTCTGCCTAGGGTTAAAAGAATCGCCATTCAAAGGCAAGATGGACGAGGTAAGACTTTCTACCGGGATAGTAAGAAAGACAATAGACTTTACTCCACCTTCCGAAGCCTATACTATTTATGGAATGCCAGCCAGTGCCATATCAGGTTTGACGCATTTAAATGGGAAGACAGTATCAATATTATCTGACGGAGTTGTTCAGACTCAACAGGTAGTAAGTAATGGGACTATAACCTTGACTGATGCGGCGGCTTTAGTCCATATTGGATTACCTTACAACTCTGATTTAGAGACCTTAAATATCGAGTTACCGTTAAATGACGGAACAATGCAGGGGCAACGTGTCCTTATTAGCAGGGTAATAATGAGGATGTTAAACTCAAGAGGCGGCTATACCGGCCCGGACTTTTCTGATATGTATGAATTGACAGGCGAGTATAAGACTTCCACTGATGATTCGCTCTATACCGGTGACGTTAAGTTAAGTCTTAACCAAGGCTATAAAGACGGCGGCAGATTTTGCGTAAGACAATCAGATCCTTTGCCTATGACTATTCTAGGCGTGTTACCGATACTGACACCCGGAGGAACTAGCGGAACATGATATTATTAACTTCCGGCTTTAGGTTTGAAAGTACCAAGGATGTCGATTACTTTTGTGCCTTAGCCCAAGAAAATAATAAGCATAAGACTTCTTTAGAAGAAACAAGGTCTTTATTTTTAGATTATGGAATTGAGTTCTGGAAAGTATATCTAAAGGACGAGTTAAAAGGGATAATCGGCTATTTTAAAGTGAATGAGTATTACATACTAGAAGGGCTAGTAGATAAAAGAACAAGGCTAGGACTGGTTAATTCTATCAAGCTTACAAATGTTATAATTGATTATATGTTTAAATTTACAGATAAGATAAGGACTTGTGCTAGAGTAGAAGACAGAGCTATCCAGATTTTATGCGGCAAATTAGGATTTAAGCAATTAGCCATTAAAGACGGAATAATAGTTTACGAGAAGGAGAAATAATATGCCAGCGGCAGTAGTAGCGATCTTTGGAGTAGTAGGAGCGGCTTACGGAGCTTATACCTCTCAGAAAGCCGGTAAAGCTCAGAAGCAGACTAATGAGTATAACGCACAGGTAGCTGATGAACAGGCTTTACTGGAAAAACAGACTGCCGCCGAAAATAAGATATTGATAGAAAGAGCAAAGAAAGTTAACGTCACAGCTACTCAAGAGCAGGCGATGAGAGATACAGAGCAACTTCAAAAGAAATATGCTTCATTAGAAGGAACACAAAGAGCTTCATTTGCCGCTTCAGGAATAGGCGGCGGCTCTGTTACATCGGCTGATATAGTCAAAGACACTGAGATGGCTAGAGCTGAAGACGAGCAGATGATCCGCTATAACGCTGATATGAACGCTTGGAAGATAACCCAAGGTGCTGATGTAGCTGCTTGGGATACCGATAGACAAGCCGGGCTAAGAGTATCCGGGCTTAAAAGCCAAGCTGAAGGATACAGGCGAGCAGGAAAATATGCTTATCAAGCAGGAAAACTAAACTCTTACACTTCTATCTTAGAAGGTGCGTCAACATTAGCTAAGTATTATTCATAGGAGTAAAATGCCAAGAATACCAACGACTCAAAGCTCAGTCCAAGCCCAAGTGCCGCAAATAGGAACGCAACAGGTATCAAGTGTTAATATCCCTAATGCTGTGCCGGGTCAGTTCGGAGAACAGAAGTATGCCGCTCAAGAAAGACTAGGTGTTGCCGCTACTAATGCCGGGATGAACATAGTCAATATGATACAGTCTCAGCAAGAAAAAAAGCAACTAGTTAAAATGGCACAGAAAGAAAACGAGTTTTTGATCGGGATGAATCAGATAGATTATGGAGAAGGCGAAGTATCAAAGACTGATGAGACCGGGAAAAGCTATCTTGTGCCAAAAGGGATAAAGAACAGGTTAGGCAATCAAGCGGATAAGTCGACAGTTGACTGGAAAAATGAAACGAAGAAATTAGGCGATACTTTGCTAAAAGATATGCCTGAAGGAAAGTATAGAGAAAACTTAAAACTTAAATTTCTAGGGCATATAGTCTCTAAAAAAGAAAACCAGATACAACATGAGACTACCCAGCTAAGAAAAGCCGCTAAAGAAACATTTGACGCTAGAAATAAACTGACCATAGATTCTGTCGGCAGTGACGCTAAATCTCTTGGCGAGACTATAAACAGACTATCCGAATATCAAGTAGAGGAGCAGGCGAAGTTTGGATATTCTAATGAAGTAAGGGTATTAGAAACTAATAAAAATGTAGAAGAGGCGGTATCAAATTCAACCTCGCAATTATTAAATGCAACAGGTGAATTAAAAACTGCGAAAGAACTACTTAAAAGTGCTAAAGATTACCTTCTGCCTAAAAGTTATAAAGACATAGAAGATGACCTGACTTCGGAAGCCAAGAAGATAAAAGAATTAAAAGATTGGAAGATAAAAGATGAACAGACACAATCAACATTTGATTTAACTCAAGGTCTGGTTGATGGAACACTAACAACCAAGACAGTTAGAGAGTATCAAAGGTCTGGTAAGATAGCTTCCGATGTAGCAAGCATATTTGATATTGCCGCAAGAAAGAAATATACTGAAATGCCACAACCCAACGAAACAGGCAAATCTGATTACTTTGTTAAATTGATAGATGATAATATCGGTAACAAAAAAGAAATAATGGCAATAGTCAAAGACGCTACTAAAGCTTATGGTGATGGGAAACTAGGTGTCGATCAATACGCATATTTTATAGGGCAAGCAAGTAAGAAGTTTGATACCCAACGCAAGAAATACCCTAAATCAGAACTAAACCAACCGTCTGTTGATGAGAACGCTCATTATACAGCAGTTAAATCTTTAGAAGAGTTTACCAATACGATCTCCGGTAAAAATAAGGGCAAATATACTGATGAAGCTCAAAGACTTTTCATAAACGGTGTAAATAAAGGATTATCTCCAGAGAACGCCAAAGACGTTGCTATTAAATCAATCGCTTTAAAGACCAATTCAAAGATTTCTAACCTTCCAAAAGAAGGTAAAGTGATGATAGACAAGAACGGCAATAAAGCCATGGTTTATCCAGATGGAACATTTAAAGACTTAGGCGGCGGTGGGAAACCTAAAGAAAAAGGAAAATAATGTCTTTTGACATAAACAGTGCGGTTGAAACTACCAATGAAGAAAGTTCTATCGCTACGACTTCCTTTGATATAACTTCTGCTCAAGAAGTCCCGGATACTTCTCAAACTCCTAGAAACTCTGTAATAACTTCTTTGCTAAGATTCTTCACAAGTGGTTCACCTTTAGAGCAGATGAAGACTAATATTTACTTACAAGACAAAATGCCTGATGTTGTCAAAGGTGAAAGTATTACTGACTATAATGCAAGAGTAAATAAAGTCTTAGAACCAAGAGAAAGTGGAATAATCAAAGAAGGTGTAGGTAGGGTGCTAGAAGCTCCAATAACTGGTGGTATTGCAATAAGTGGCATTAACGCACCAGTTCAAGTCGCTAAGGTAATAGCTAAATTTACAGTGTTGGATAAGTTTATTAACTTTAGACGTTACATAGAGCATAACCTTCCTGATACTACTCCAGAAATAAAAGACATAGCTGAAGTATTGGATTGGGGATTAAAAGGTGGGATAATAGGTTATGGAGAAGCCAAGGTTGATAAATTCCTACAGCCTGATTATTACAAATATCAGACTTGGTTAAAAGAACAGACTCCTTTAGCTTCCAGAGGAACTACATTTGAAAAGATTTCCAAGACTAAAGCCAAGATCTTAAAAGAGAGCGGCTTACCTGAAGATGTGATAATGGACAATGTAAAGGAAATAAGTCCGGAGTTAAATACATTAGCTGATAAGATAGAAAGTAACTTGTTGACGCCTAAAGAAGCAGGTAAAGAAATAAAAAACTTTAATGACTTCCTTATCAGAAAAGTCCTTACTGACCAATTAAATGCTTTAGGTGTGCCAAGATCAGTCCAATTAAAGCCTGAACAGATATTAAAGATGTTCCCAGATAAAATATCCCCAGAATATAAGCCTATAATATTGGATAAAGCAGGAAACCTTCTTAGCAAAGAGAAACCTAAGACATTATTGACTAAAACAGAGCAGGCCGACTTCTTAGAAACTTTAGGAATAAAACAAGAACACATTGACGCTTCACAATCCAGCAAATTACCAATCCAAGTCCCTGTTGACAAGGTTATGGACTTAACTAAAAAACCCTATTGGGAAAAAGTCAGAGAGTCACTTAAAAAAGAAGAAGTAAAACAGGTTATAAAAGAACCAACTAAGGCAGAAGTTAAACCTAAACAAACAGAAACTCAGTTGTTAGAAAGATTGGGCCAAGTCAACTCTGATATTTCAGCAAATACTAAAATGATAGAGACTTTTAAACGTAAAGGGATGACTGAAGATTATTTGGATGTCAAATCTCAACTAGATTCTGCCTTAGCTGAACAGAAAGATATTTATAAACAACTTTCCGAAGGAAGAGCGTCAAAGACTAGTTCTGAGTTAGCAATAGAAAAGACTGGCATTAAAGAACCAG